GGAAGTGGAACACCAGGTGGATCAGATACAGAAATTCAATTTAATAGTGGAAGTGCGTTTTCAGGCAGTGCAGCATTTAGATTTATATATACAAGTCAAAGTTTAGAACAAGGATACCAAACAACAGCATCAGGATCATATTCGCACGCAGAAGGAGACACTACACAAGCAATAGGATCATATTCACACGCAGAAGGAGAAACTACAATAGCAATAGGAAATGCATCACACGCTGAAGGAGGCCAAACAAAAACAGGAACACAAAACGCTTATTATGCTCAATCAGTAGTATCAGGTTCCATAACATTATCAGGTTCTTATGGTGATGTAACTAGTGAATTTAGTACTGATAATAGATTGTATTTATATGATGCACCTTATAATATTTATACTAGAGCAACTTTTATCATAAGTCAATCATACTACTCAAATCCAAATACAATAGTAGAATTGTATGATACAGGTATAAACACAACTACTGCATATGTTGGAGATATTAATTATGGAATATATAACTGGACAGGAGATCAAACTATACCAGGATACGCTTCACACGCTGAAGGTTGGCAAACACAAGCAATAGGACAATATTCACACGCTGAAGGATATTACACTCTAGCAATAGGAGAATATTCACACGCAGAAGGAGAATATACACAAGCAATAGGAAACTATTCACATGCAGAAGGTCGACTTACAAACTCAAAAGGACAGTATTCACACGCTGAAGGACGCCAAACAACAGCATCAGGATCATATTCACACGCTGAAGGCTATGACACACAAGCAATAGGATCATATTCACACGCTGAAGGTGGCTCCACACAAGCATCAGGATCATATTCACACGCTGAAGGTGCTAACACACAAGCAATAGGAGTTGCATCACACGCAGAAGGTAACTTCACACAAGCAAAAGGAGATCAATCACACGCAGAAGGATTGGGCACAACAGCATCAGGATCATATTCACACGCTGAAGGCACTAGTACACAAGCAATAGGAGAATATTCACACGCTGAAGGCGCTTCCACACGAGCAATAGGAGCCGGATCGCATGCTGAAGGATTAGGAACAATAGCAAACGGAGATTATCAACACGTACAAGGACAATATAATATATCATCCTCAGCTCAATCAGCTTTTATAGTAGGTAATGGAACATCTAATGCAAGTAGAAGTAATTTAGTATTTGCTTCAGGAAGTACTTTCCAAATCTCAGGTTCACTATTACTAAATGATATATTGGTACTTGCACCAAGAACAACAACACCAACACCTTCAGCAGGAATGTTAATAGTATCAGGTTCAGGAGCAAATCAACATATATACTGCTATCTAAACAGTACTTGGAAACAATTAGATTAACTTAAAAATAAAATAAAATAAAATGATCCCTTTAAACCTAAATTTTAACAGACCTAAACCTAGAAAAGTAACTTTAGAATACACTATTGATAATCCAGGTAAGAAAATAGTATATGCTCAAACAAGAGAAGTTGGTAGAATAGTATTATGGAGAGCTGCAGCATATGATTCTATTGGGCAGTGGACTGATGCTGATGTGACCAACAAACTAAAAGAGTTATACCCAACTAATGATTAATAAAGTAATAGCAGTATACCCAGGACGCTTTCAGCCAATGGGAAAACATCATGCTGCAACATTTCTGTGGCTACAAAAACAATTTGGGGCTAACAATACTTATATAGTTACTTCTGATAAAGTAGAACTACCAAAATCACCATTAAACTTTAAAGAAAAGAAAGCTGTTATAGATATGTATGGGTTTGGTAATAAAACTATCAAAGTTAAGAATCCATATAAAGCAGAAGAATTGCTATCTAAATTTGATCCTAACACAACAGCGGTAGTATTTATGGTAGGTGAAAAGGATATGAAAGAAGATGCTAGATTTAAAGTAGGTAAATTAAAATCTGGAGCTGATTCATATTTTCAGAATTATAATGATAGTAAAGATAATTTACAGGGATACGATAAACACGGATATCTTATAACAGCACCACATATATCATTAAATGTACCAGGATATGGTGAAATGAGTGGAACCAAAATTAGACAAGCACTTGGAGACCCTAAATTACCAAAAGAAGAAAAGAAAAAAGTATTTGACAAAATATTCGGATGGTATTCAGAAAAATTAGCCAATTATATTATAGATAAATTTACAGTAGATATGCAAGAATCAGTTTTAACTAGAGAATGGTGGAATAAAGTATTTAGAGATAGTAAGCCTACAGACACTTTGGATATGGAGCATCAATTGTTAGTTTGCGGAGGTGCCGCAGGACACATGGCTCACCCTTTTAATATTGATTGGGTAAAAACAGGACCTGATTTAGTTAAAGTATTTCAACAATCAATAAACTTTTTAAATAAGAAACCTGCCTCTGTTAAAATAGATGGAGTAAATGCATCTATTAGATTAATAACATTAGATGGTAAAAAGACATTTGTACTAGATAGAGGGTCTAATAAACCATTAGATGTTAAAGGTATTACAAAAGCAGATTTAGAAGATAGATTTGGCGCTGGACATGGAATGATAAAAATCGGAGGTACTGTATTAGATATATTTAATGATGCAATACCAGAATCTCAATCAGAACTAAAAAGATTAGGTCTATGGGACAATCCTAATATACTATTCAATATTGAATATGTAGCTGGATCTACTAATGTATTAGCATACAATAAAAACTTTTTAGCTATACATGGCTTATTAGAAATAGTACAAGTTACACCAACAAAACGAACTACTAAAGAAAAGGTATATAATAAAAAGGTATTACAAGACTATTTGAATAAACTTAATTTAACTGCTAACGGATATGGATATGAAGTATTAGGGTCTGTACCAACCACATTAGATGGTGAACCTAATTTACAAGCTGAATTAAATAAAAAGTATACAGTAAATTATGGCGGTGGAAAAGAAGAGACTAAAACGTTAGGTAAATGGTTAGCTAAAGCTACATTACCAGATACAACATTCAAAACAAAAGACGGTAAAGTAGTATCTGCACTATCGAAAGATGTATTATCAAAACTAATGTCAGGAATGCCATTAGATGAATATGTTGCAGATCCAAAAGATTATAAATCTGTAGTAGATGGGTTTGTTATATATTTAGCTACTATGAAATTAGGCGATGCTGTATTAGCTAAGCTATCATCCCCTTTGGGCCCTGTATCCGAGCATGAAGGGATTGTTATAAGAGATAAGACAATATATAATAAACCTTTTAAGATTACCGGAAAGTTTATTTTAGGGGGGTTAGCGAGTAGTTTTAGAAAATAAGAATATTTAAAATATTTTACATATATTTATTTAAAAATAAAGTTATGGCTAAATCAAATGCGGATAGCAAGTTACGTAATATAGATGCAATTAAGCAGATGCTTAATGGAAATCATAAGTTTCAAACAAAAACAACACTAGGTTATACAGGTAAAACTACTGATAAACGTGAAGTAGGAGATATTTGGGTAGATGAAGATGGATTTGAATGGGAACAAAAAGCTGGCTATAGAATTAAAAAAGGAAAGTTAGACGGCTTACGAGAGGAACTAAAGATCTTTAAACATTGTAGAAAGGAAACTTGTACTTGTATAGAGCCTAGTAGAGCTGATGAAAAGATGCGAACATTACACGGAATGTGTTTAGATTGTGTTATCGATATGGAACATAATTTAAAGTTAGATGGGAAGTATGAGGCGTATGAGTTTGATAAAATGAAACAAAATGCTTTATCTTGGTTAAGAGAAAGCGAAAAGGAGGTTGAGGCGTTGAAAATTGCAATATTCCAAGCACCGGAATTTGTAACTGTAGACGGTCATATTAATAAATGGGAGTTACAATATGATCCTGAGAAAATGAAAAATTCAATTGAAGACCAATTCAATCAATTGAAGCATAAAATTTTTGAAGAGTATAAGGTTACAGTAGAAGAATATGAACAATTTAAAACTATCTAAAACATTGACTACTTAAATGAATGTTTCAATTGACACAATAATACTAGCCGCAATTATATCTAGTTTAATCGGCCCGGCTATAGTAAAAATATTAGATTATATACTGTTTAAATGGAAAAAACGTAATGCTGATCAACAAAAGAAATTAGCTAAAGATCCATTAGAAGAAGCAATACAAAATTCAGAAGTTATAAATGCTTATTTACATAACTTAATAACAGACTTTGGTTTTGATAGAGGATGGGTGTCAATGTTTCATAATGGTGGTCATTATTATCCTACAGGTAAATCAATACAAAAGTTTAGTACATTTTATGAGGTATGCGGGCCTGGTATAGCTACTATACAGAACCAATTTATGAATATACCAGTAAGCTTATTCTCAAAAAGTATAGGTGAAGTTTATAAGCACGGAAAATTAATAGCATCAATTGACGGCGATAATAAGTATGATCTAGAATCTGCAATGTTAGCAACAGGATCATTAACAACATATTTATTTGCATTAAAAAACTTAGAAGGTAAGTTTTTCGGTATAATAGGATTTGATTTAATAAAAGACGTAGAAGAAATATCGCAAGAAGACTTATTACTATTACAAACACAGATAAATACATTATCAGGATATATATTCGAATATTTACACATAAAACAATAATATGGCAGACCTAATATCGCAACAACTAGAAAAAGCATCTGAAGATTTAAGAGTAGCTATGGCTAAACATGCTAAAGTTAATATAGAACTACAAAAACTAAAAAGTCAGTTCATATCGCAAACAAATCCAGTAACAAAAGAAAAAATAAAGCCTAGATTAATAGCTTTAAATAAAGCAGAAAAACTTGCAAAGGCAGTATTGGATAGATCAGAGCTTAACTTTCAAGATATATTACGAACTGAACCTGCCGATGTTGTTGATTTATTAGACCATAAACTAAAAGAACATTATCTTAGACTATTGATTCGAAAAAAGATAACTGAACAAATCAATAAGTAATGGACACTAGAATAAAAGAAAATACTGTTCATATAAATGAAAAAAATTGGACTGCTTTCGAAAGATTAGCAAAAGCCAATAATATTCTATATGATGCAACAATATCTAAACTATATAAAGGATATACCGAAGTAGAATTTTATTCTACAAATGATTGGAACAAAATGAAAACGCTTATGAATAAGCATAATGTTTTTTATAAAGACAGATTCAACGAAGCGCTAAGAAACTATATAAGAAATATAATAAACGAGTTTAAGTTTTAATATTTAAACTATTTTTATATTTATTAATAAAGTATATGGCATTAGTCCCACAAACATTACAAGTACAGATATATAACGCATTTTTAAAAGCATTTAATAATAAGGCTGCGACCCCGGAAACATGTGCATTACAAATATCTAATGACTTAGCATTAGCAATAGACATATATATTAAATCGCAAACAATAATAGTCCCACCAGGACAATCAGTATTAGCGCCACCACCAGCCGGGACAGGTACAACAGTATCACCATCCTCACCTGCAATAATATCATAATCTTATGAGCGATAAATACAAAGAAATAATTAAACAAGAGTATAGGAAATGTTTTCAAGATCCTATATACTTTATGAAAAAATATTGTGTGATACAACATCCACAAAAAGGTAAGATAAACTTTAACTTATATTCATATCAGGAAGATTGTTTACGAGACTTTAACACATATGATTACAATATTATATTGAAATCAAGACAGCTAGGTATATCAACCTTATGTGCTGCTTATTCGTTATGGTATATGACATTTTATGGAGATAAAAATATAATGGTACTTGCAACTAAACAAGAAGTAGCTAAAAATCTAGTAACTAAAGTTAGAGTAATGTATCAGAATTTACCTAGTTGGATAAAAGTACCTTCTGTAGAAGATAATAAATTAAGTCTTAGATTTAAAAATGGTTCACAAATAAAAGCTACAACAACAAATAGTGATGCAGGTCGTTCTGAATCATTATCGATGCTTGTTGTAGATGAATGTGTATCTGGCACGACACATATTAAGGTTCGTAATAAAAAAACAGGCGAGATTAAACATATACAAATATCAGAGTTATATAACGAATTGAAAAACTGATATTGTGTATATTTATATGTATAATAGATGCTATATGGACAATAAAGAAATATTATCTAAAATTTATATAAATGGTAGCCTACATCATGACGTACTACAAACTACGTTTTTTAAAAAGCGTAATATAGAAAATGTATATCAAGCTATATTAGATAACACATCATTTTTAAATGATTATGATCCTAGTTTACGAGAACGAATATATTATATAGAACATGATTATAATGATGTACAACGATGCCCATATTGTAACACCAATAAACTTAAGTTTAATGGTAAGTATAATCCATTTAGTAAGACATGTTTACAAAAAGAATGTGTCACTAAACATAGAAATATAGTGGCTATCGAAAAGTGGTCACGTAGTACAAAACGAATTCAATATATGGAAGATATTTGTAATGGGTGTGGTACTACGTATAAAAAGGCAAAGAATTCAATTAAACGATATTGTACTCAAAAGTGTTGGACATTAAACGGTGATTATGTACATTCAGAAGTGACAAAACAAAAGATTAGAAATACTAATAGTGTTGTTCATAGTAGTATAGAATTCAAAGAAAAACATAAACAGACATATCTTAATGCAAGACATAAACAGTCTGAGACTATGAAACGTAAAATAGCAAATGGGGAGTTTACGCCATGCATTACAAATTCATGGACTAGATGGAAAGCACAATTAAATATTAACGGCACAATAAAAAAGTTTAGGAGTATGTGGGAAGCTGCATTCTACTCATTAAATACACATTTACAATACGAAGTTACCAGGATACCATATATAATCGATAACAATTCGCATACATATATAGTTGATTTTACTGATAATACTAATAAAATATTATATGAGATAAAACCAAAATCGTTAGTAGAACACCCCCGAAATATTGTTAAACAAACAGCAGCTCAAAACTGGTGTAAAAATATGGGATATTCGTATGTAGTTATCGATGATGATTGGTACATTAGTAACTTTGATAGATTTGATTTGACAAAACATCCTGAACTTACAACTGTAATTAATTCTATATGCAAAAAGAAATAGTACATAATAGTGATTGGGAGATATTAACACCATCAGGGTGGTCAGATTTTATAGGCGTATCAAAGACTACTAAAAATGTAATGTTTACAATAACTTTTGATGATGGTACAACACTACAATGTAGCGAATGGCATTTATTAAAATACCCAAATGGTGAATTTTTAGACGCATGTCATGTATTATCGGGCGATATTTTATTTGGGGGTAAAGTTGTAACATCGGTTACGTATGAATTAGGTGAATTTGAATTATATGATGCAATGGAAGTTGAATTAGATAATGAATATTTTACCAATGATGTCGTAAGTCACAACTGCGCGTTTATCGACAATATAGATACGGTATGGGCAGCAGCTCAACAAACACTTGCTACAGGAGGAAAAGCAATTTTATTATCATCACCTAATGGTACCGGCAACTTTTTTCATAAAACATGGGAGGACGCAGAGAATAATCCTAAAAGTAGATTTCATCATATTCGATTACCATGGACAGTACATCCAGAAAGAGATCAAGCTTGGAGAGAAAAACAAGATGAATTATTAGGGCCAAGAATGGCTTCGCAAGAATGTTTGGATGGCGATTGTTTAGTTACGGTATATGATACAATAACTGATGAAGTTAAGGAAATGACATTATTTCAGCTATATAAAGAAAATAGAAATGTTAACCTGTAAAGTTTGTAATACATATACCGCAAAACAATTGTTTCAACACTTACATAGTGTGCATGATATGTCTATTGCTGAATATAGAGATTTATACGGTAAGCATGAAGTAGTACAAATGGGGTTTAATCCTAAGACTAGTACATTATATAAAACTTCTGATCAAATACTATCTAATCGTGTAAAGGGTGGGTATTCTAAAATATATAATAAATTAGATAATGTTTCTACATATGATTTAAGTAAAACTATTGAATTGCTAAAACATAATGATTTATATACTAGATATATAGGAAAATCAAAATACCGTACTATGATAAATGATGATTCTAAATTATATAAATCAGTAATACATCATACTAGCAATTTAGATAAACATTTTAAACGAGTATCATTTACTAATCGTATAGAATATTTAATATCTGATTTAGATGATTCATACATAATGTGTTCATGTAAGCAAGAACATACTTTTAATAAATACTGCAATAAATGTCCCGACAGACCCGGGAGTCGAACTGCCCAAGGTAAAACTGTATCTGATGAGACTAGAAAGCGAATACGAATAAGTACATTGAATTACATATCTAAGATGAAATCAAAACGAATAATGCCTAGATATAATGTTAATTCAATATCTATAATTGAGGAATATGGAATTACTAACGGATATTCATTCATACATGCAGAGAATGTTGGTGAATATCATATTAAAGAATTGGGATACTTCTTAGATGCATACGATCCTATAAAAAATGTAGTTTTAGAGATTGATGAATCGCATCATTATGATAAAGATGGGCAGTTAATAGAAAAAGATGTTAGGAGACAAAAAGAAATTGAGGATTATTTACAATGCAAATTTATTCGTATACGTATATGATACAAAACAGATATAAAATTTTAACGCCGAATGGATTTGAAGATTTTGACGGCGTGCAAAAAATAACTCATACTGGATATGTATTGGTTAAATTAAGTAATGGCGTAGAAATTAAATGTTCTAAAAATCATGCGTTTATATTAGATGACAGAGAAATATTTGCACATGAGTTATATGAAGGATGTGAAATAGATACAACCACATCGGAATCCGTATATGTCATATCAATATCATATATAAACGAAATAATTGATTTATTTGATATATTAAATGTAGATTCACATAAATTCATAGTTAATGGTTTAGTGTCACATAATTGTGATGCCGATTTCATTTCATCAGGAAATACATTACTAGATCCAGACTTATTATCCTGGTATGAAAATACAACAGTACAAGAACCTGTTGAGAAACGAGGGTTTGACGGTAATTTATGGATATGGGAATATCCAAATTATTCTAGACAGTATGTGGTTAGCGCTGACGTTGCAAGAGGCGATGGTGGGGACTATTCAGCATTCCATATAATAGATGTAGAAACCTTAACACAGGTTGCTGAATATAAAGGACAAATAGGTACTAAAGAATTTGGACATATGTTAATGTCAGTTGCTACAGAATATAATAAAGCGTTATTAGTAGTAGAAAATGCTAACGTAGGATGGGCAGCATTACAACCAATTATAGAATCAGGATACGAAAATCTATTCTATGCAGCAAACGATTTATCTATAATGGATATACAAGCACAAATAGCTAAGGGATATGATCTAAAGGATAAGTATAATATGAAACCTGGATTTAGTACTACAAGCAGGACTAGACCACTATTAATATCAAAACTAGATACTGTAGCAAGAGAGCGATGTATTATAATTAGAAGTAAGAGACTAATGTCAGAACTTAGAGTATTTATATGGAAAGGTGATAGAGCCGAAGCTCAATCTGGATATAACGATGATTTAGTTATGTCATTTTGTATAGGGCTATGGGTACGAGATACAGCGTTTAAACTGATACAACAAGGTTTGGATTTAACTAAACGAGCATTAGGTCATATTCATAAATCTGGTGAAACATCAATATATTCACCAGGTATCGTTAGACAAACAGGATGGTCAATGTCAAATGGAAAGGGTAGTGAAGAAAGTTTAACCTGGTTAATTTGATTATTGATATTTATTTAATATATTAATGTATGGATTATTCTAGTATATACAATAGAATTATAGAAAAACGAATACAAACAAGAAATATAAACAAATATGGCAGAGAAAGACTTATACAGTAGACTCAAACGAATCTTTAGCAACAATGTCATCGTACGAAGAATTGGCAAAGATGCAATTAAAGTTGTAGATAATGATGCGCTACAATCATCAGGCAATATAAATATAAGTAGATATATAGACAGGTTTACTCGTTTACATGGAGTAAAATCACAACTATCTACTTATAACAACAATTATAACTATTATAGTTCAAAAACAGAATTATATACCGATTATGAGGTAATGGATACAGATTCCATTATTAATAGTGCTCTCGACATTTATGCAGATGAAACAGTAATGAAAGATGAGTTCGGACAAATATTATCAATACGTAGCGATGACCAAAGAATTACAAAGATATTAGACAATCTATTCTTTGATGTATTAAATGTAGATTTTAACTTATGGCCTTGGGTTAGAAATATGTGTAAGTATGGAGATTTCTATCTCAAGTTAGACATTCATCCTGAAATAGGAGTAGTAAATGTTACTCCAATGTCATCATATGAAATGATTAGAGAAGAAGGTGTAGATCCAAATCAACCATATTTAGTACAATTTGCAAATTTTAACTATAAAGGCGTTAAATGGGAAAACTATGAAGTAGCCCATTTTAGACTATTATCAGATTCTAACTTTTTACCTTATGGTAAATCAATGCTAGAGGGCGCAAGAAAAGTTTGGAAGCAGTTGACATTAATGGAAGATGCAATGCTTATTCATAGAATTATGCGTGCACCTGAAAGACGTAAGTTTAAAATAGATATAGGTAATATTCCACCTAATGAGGTTGATGGTTATATGCAAAAAATCATTAATCAAATGAAAAAGACTCCGTTTATGGATGAAAAAACGGGAGAATATAACTTAAAGTTTAACTTACAAAATATGTTAGAAGATTTCTATTTACCAGTACGAGGCCAACAGTCAGGTACTGAAATAGAATCATTAAGTGGTATGGAATGGACAGGTATAGATGACATAGAATATCTTAGAAATAGAATGATGGCAGGACTTAAAGTACCAAAAGCATTCTTAGGATATGATGAAAGTATTTCAGGTAAAGCTACATTAGCCGCAGAAGATGTTCGGTTTGCTAGAACTATTGAAAGAATTCAACGTATAATAATTTCAGAATTAACTAAAATTGCTATTGTCCATTTATATGCACAAGGATTCGAAGGTCCTGATATGATTAATTTTGAAATCAAAATGACATCACCATCTGCAATATATGAACAAGAAAAAATAACATTATGGAATTCTAAAGTTGATTTAGGAAAATCAATGATGGAAGGCAAACTAATGTCATCAGATTTTATATACAAACATGTATTTAACTTTACAGATGATGAAATTGCTAAAATGAATGATGATATTACAAAAGATCAAAAAGAAGCATTTAGAAGAAATAAAATAGCGGAAGAGGGTGAAGATCCTAAAAACCCTGTAGGTAAACCTGAAGAGGAGGAAGGTGGTGAAGATGAAGAAGAAGGTGCGGCAAATCCATTTGGTGGTGAAGAGGAAGGAGCAGAAGAAGGCGGTGAAGAAACAGGAGGAGAAGAGACTACTACAGAAGAGGGAGTTGAACGTAAAACACCAGAAGTACCAAAGGGAGGATGGCCTGGAGCAGGCAGACCTAAAGAATCAACAAAATATGGAACTAATAGGCACGTAAGAGGTAGGGATCCATTAGGTAAAGAAGAATTAAAAAAACTAACTAGAACTACTGAGGATATAAAGAAACAGTTCGGTATCACTAAAATAGATAAAGTTAAAAAACAAGCTAGTAAAATAATATCAGAAACTAAAAAGACTGATTCATTATTAGATGAAAATCAAATTATTGACGGTGAAATATAAAATTTCATCATATTTATATAAAATTATATCATCATAATCATACCATGAAGAAATTAAAGCATTCGAAATTTAAAAATACTGGTATATTATTTGAGATGTTAGTCAGACAAATTGCTGCTGATACCTTAAATAATACTAAATCTAAATCGATTGATCTAATTAAAAAGTATTTCAATAAGAATACTGAACTTTCTAAAGAATTAGAACTATACCAAACTCTAATGACTGAAAAGTTTAACAAAGATACTAAAGCAACTCAATTACTTGAAGCTGTAGTACAAACTAGAAAACAACTAAATAGTCAAGCATTATCTAGACAAAAATATAATCTTATAAAGGATATACAAAAAGCATATCCAATACAAGAATTTTTTAAATGTAATGTTAATAACTATAAAGAACTAGCTTCAATATATAAATTATTTGAATATGAGTTAGCAGATAATCCTGCTGATATGGTTAGAACAAGACATGCTATCGTAGAGCAGATTTGTACTAAGAATGCAAGTAAACCTGAAGTTGCTGAACTTAAAGAATTTACTCAACAAGATAAAGATATAAGATTACTATCATATAAACTATTAGTTGATAAGTTCAATACAAAATATTCAACATTGAATGGTGCGCAGAAAGGATTATTAAGAGAATACATAAATAATGTAAATAATACAGTAGCTTTAAAGTCATATATTGATTTAGAAGTTCCCAAATTACAATCAGCATTGAAAATATTTATACCTAAAATAGGGGATAAAGTTACTAAAATTAAATTGACTGAAACAGTTTCATTACTAGATAAAATTAAAACATCAAAGTCAATTAAGGATAATCATATATTATCAATGTTACGCTATTACGAATTAGTAAAAGAACTAAAGAAAATATAATATGGCAGTAAATATAGATCCAGGGTATAGCTATTCAAACGCATATAGCAACCAAAGAGCATCATTAAATATGGGAATTGGTGATGCAAGCCAATTAGTTACAGGATCATTAACACTTACAAACGTTAATAGCGGAATATTATTAAGTGGTTCTGCAGCAGGTACTATTACATTGTTAGATGGTAGCACAATTAATTTAGCTACGTTATCAACAGGTGTGCAATACACATTAGCATTAACAGCAGTTAGTGCATCTGCAGGTGGAGTTTATGTAATTTATTAAAAATAAGCAATGAACAAAGGATATATAAATCAAATGCTAACTAAACTAAGATTAACTGAGGGTGAACAATTACCTAAAGATATTTTAGATGCTGAAGGAATTACACCTGATGAAGATATTGATGAAGTATCTACTAGTGCAGGAGCAGGTGCATATCAAACACCATATGCTTTCGGAAAAGCTGACGATGATACTATAGAAGCAATGGGATATAAAAAAGTGAAAAAGAAAAACGCTAATGAATCTCGATTTATGCAGATATCAAAAGAATTGCATTTGAATGAAGCTTCATATAAAGATTATAAAAACGATATAACGAATACACCTCAACAAAAGGTTAATAAAGCGATACATGAAGTAAGTAAAAAGATGATTGAGATAGAAAGATTAGTAAATCAAAATCTTAAACTTAAAAAAGAAATGCGAGTTAACAATAACGAGTTCTGGAAATCTACACAAGGTAGAATGTATAAAATTTCAGAAAGATTGATACGTATTGCTAACCAATTAAAAGAATTAAATTCGTAATATGAAACAACTATTAGTAGATTTTTTACCATTTCAAATAACACCACAGCAGATATCTGAATCAATGACTTCTAATAATGGAAGATTATTGGTTAAAGGTGTATTACAAAGAGCAGAAGCTACCAATCAAAATGGTAGAGTATATCCTAAGCCTATATTGGAAAGAGAAGCAACAAAGTATAATGATGTAAACATTAAGCAGCGTAGGGCCTTAGGAGAGTTAGACCACCCTGATTCGTCTATCGTTAATCTAAATAATGTTTCGCATAATATTGTGGAGATGCATTGGAACGGAAATGATTTAGTTGGTACTGTAGAAGTATTAACTACACCTGCAGGAAATATATTAAGAGAATTATTTAAGGCAGGTATTACATTAGGCATATCTTCAAGAGGTATGGGGTCTGTTAGAGAATTAGGTGAGGGTAAAGTTGCTGTTCAAGATGACTTTGATCTTATAGCATTTGATTTTGTATCTAACCCATCAACACAAGGTGCATTCCTAAAGCCAGTAAATGAGTCGGTAAATAACGGACTTATTTCAACAAATAAATACAACACAGTAAATCGTATTATTACAGATATATTAACAGACTTCTAAATTTATAAATTATGCCAGCAGTATCAAAAGCACAACAAAAATTATTCGGGCTTGTAAAAGCCGTAAAAGCAGGAAAAGCAAAAACTTCATCGGTATCAAAAGATGTTAAGGATATTGCAAAAACTATGACTACAAAAGAAATAGATAAATTTGCAGGAACTAAACATAAAGGATTACCTGAAAAGAAAAAGGAAGTCAAAAAAGATGTTAAAAAGGAATCATTACAAATACAAGAATTACGTAATACTATCAGAGAAGTGATTAAGCAATCATTACGTGAAGATATAAATGAATTTGATTTTGAAGATTTTGATAATACAGATTTAAACGGCGCGTCAGTAGAAATGGCAATAGATGACTTATTCGGCGAATTCCAAAATTCAATTGATAAAGTATTATCAGCAAATGCTGGATTGAAATCAAAAGCAAGAATTGCTATAAAGCAGATGATTGTCGACAAACTAAAACAATGGAAATAATATGAAAAAGAAGTCATTAAAAGAAGGAGCCGGAGCTTGGGGTATAGTAACACCAAGAAAAGTAAATAACATTAGCTTAACTAAACTTGCTAAAGAAGCTTGGGAACCAACACGTCAGGAAGAAACTACTATGAGTCCTGAGGATAAGAAAAAGTTTATGGAAGCTATAAACAATTTCTCATCATTAAATAACTCTATTTACAGAGAACAGTCATTGCAAGAGATTACAGCAAAATTAAAAGAAATAGTTGAAGCTGCATCTCATATAACAGTAACTGAAACTGAAGATTGGTTTGATAGAGTTACCGTACAACGTCATATGAAACAGTTAGGAGAATCATATAAAACATTTGAAAAGACTGCAAAACAAATATCAGAACTTCAACAAAGATTAGAAGCTTGTTATGAAGATATCGGCACCGGATTAAATAAATACTATAATATTAGTCCATCAGTTAATGAAGGAGCTGATTATCAAAAGTTCTTTGTAGATGCTATGAAGAAGTTTAACGTAAAATCGCCAGCAGATTTTAAAGATGCAAAAAAGAAACAAGAATTCTTTGATTTTGTAGATGCTAATTATAAAGGTAAACACGAATAATAATGAAACTAATTACTGCAGTGCCTAGACATACTAGAGCATATCTTTTAGTAAAAGAATCTTTAAGTAAATATGATACATCAATCTTATCAGAAGCTGGTATAGCTTCCGATGCAGATTTAGAAAAATTACTAAAGGGTATTGCAATGGATTTATCTAAAAAACGATTATCAACTGTAGATCCGCAGAAAGTAGATTTAGAAGATATCGAACAAGAAAAAGATCAGACTAATGAGGAAGTTTTATCGGAAGGATTACTTTTAACATTATTTTTAGCATCACCCACTATAATTAAATTGATGGGTAAACTTATTGATTGGGCATATGGTAAGTTAATGTTGAGTTCAGATGAAAAAGCTGAACTAGAACAGTTTAAAAAAGACTATGCTGAAGCTGAAAAAGCTAATGATCAAGCAAAAATAAAAGAGCTGCATGATAAAATATATGCGTCTAAATTAGGTAAAGCATTAGATAAGTTTGCTCATATGGCACATGGTGCATTTGTAAAACCTATAGAGATTCTACTAAAAGGAGTTGCTTGGATGAATAAAAACGAATGGCTAAAAAAGAACGCGAAGCAGGTAGCTGAATTATTATATGCTATTATAATGATAGGAGTAGCAGGGCATGGTATCACACATGCATTAGATGGTGTTACTGGTGTAAAGGCAGCGATTACACAATTAGGAACTAACACAGACAAATTATCACATTTAACTATAGATACATTAAAAGGTGGTGATATGACTTGGGAAGTAATTAAAAACGTATTGAACAAAGTAGTTAAAAATTAATTTTTATAATGCCTCAAGTAGTAATATTTGAGGCATTTTCATGAAAAGTTTATTCATTCTGATATTTTGCTCAAACATTTACATATATATTATAGAATATACCTTATGGACATCCTGTTCAATTCTAATATAAGGTTAAATAATTATTAATTTTTATTATAGTTCTAATAACTATATTTCCAAAAACAAATTTAAGGAAAATGAAAGATTTACTAAAAGAAGCTATCGCTGATGCTAAGGCTGTTCGTGAGACTGCACTAGCAAATGCTAAGTTAGCACTAGAAGAAGCTTTTACCCCTAGATTACAATCAATAATCTCAGCTCAATTACAAAATGAGGAAGCTGAAGATGAGGTGTATGATGACGAGGAAGAAGTGGACATGGACGCTCCAGAAATGGAAGGTGCCCCAGGTGAAGAATCTGCTCCGGAAGTGAGTGCTGAAGAAGCACCTGAAGCTGAAGTAGAAGATGAGGAGGAGGAAGACATCGATTTAGAAGAAATCATTCGCGAACTAGAAGGCGCTGAAGATGATGACATGGAAATGGATGAAGAATTAGATTCTTCAGATATTGGTGCATCAGATAATAAGACCCCTTCTGAAGAAGCGTCTGAAGCAACTGAGGATGGCGACATCGATCTTTTCGAAGATGATGAAATGTCTGATGATGAAGAAATTGATTTAGATGAAATTATCAATTCTTTGAAAGAAGAAGATGAAATGGATTCTGAAGAAGAAGTTGAAACATCAGAAGATGAATTAGAAGAGGCGTACAATGTTATTCGTTATCTAAAAGATAAAATTAACGAAGTTAACCTATTGAATGCTAAACTTCTTTATTCAAACAAATTGTTTAAGTCTCACAACTTGAACGAAAATCAAAAAATGAAGGTTATCGAGAATTTCGATAGAGCAGTTTCTCTACGTGAAGTTAAGTTAGTTTACTCTACTTTAGCAGAATCATTTAAGCAACCTGTAGCTAAAAAAGTGGTTAAAGAATCATTTGCAAGCAGACCGGTAGCATCTACTAAACCTAGCAGCAAGACTGTATTAACTGAAGGTACTGAATTAGCTAATCGATTCAAAAAATTAGCTGGGCTTATTTAATTAACAAAAAACAAACAAACAAAAAAATGAAACCTGTTCAATCATTACTATCAAGTGCAGACGGTAACTACCGCGCGCAGTTGAATGAAACAAAAGGTCTAGTAAACAAATGGGAAAAAACCGGTTTACTAGAAGGTATGTCAGCCGAATATGACAAGCATGGTATGGCTATTATGCTAGAAAACCAAGCAAAACAATTAGTACAAGAAGCTAATGCAACTGGTACGGCAGCTAACTCTGAGCAGTGGGCTGGTGTAGCTCTTCCATTGGTAAGACGTATCTTTGCTGAAATCGCAGCTAAAGACTTCGTTTCTGTACAACCAATGAATCTACCTTCAGGTCTAGTATTCTATTTGGATTTCAAATATGGTACTTCTGTAGCAGGATTTAATACTTCTAAT